TAAGTTATGTAAAAGCATTTGTCAAGGAATTATTTATAAAAAAGTTAAATAAATTTAAATATAGATTGATTAAAGTATGGCTGAAGCTATGATATCACTAGCTTTAAAGAATTTAAAAAAAGTTTAATCTTTTTGTTAGATACCTTTTAAAAGGTTCTTTATATATAATATAGTAGGTTTTAACATTAATAATTTAATGATATAATATAAAAAGCTAAAGATCTGATTTAATGCTGCTTAATGCTATCATATTGAAAGCTTTATAAAAATGTTATATAATTGTTTGCGTGTTGTTTGCTTGTTGTTTGCTGGATGTATTGCTTGTTGTATTGCTTGTTGTTTGCTGGATGTTGCTACAAGCCCCATATAAATGTATGCTATAAGATGCTACAAGCCCCATATAAATGTATGCTATAAGATGCTACAAGATGCTACAAGCCCACCAATAAAAAAAATATAGATACAAACACAAACGAACAAAAGCGAACAACTGTTCGATAGAATCCCCAGCATCCCTAGCAGACCAACGGCAACACCAACTTCGTAAAATAAACCTTTTGCGAAAAAAATATAAAGGTTGTTGATATGACAGGCCTCAGACGGCTTTTAGTTACTATATGTTGACCAGCGACCAGCTAAAAGAAACTTTCTATATAAATTAAAAGGTTTTTCTAGTGATTCGATCATTTTTCTTTGTATAAAATGTAGGGAAAATTGCCATGGGGGAGCTTCGGCTTGTCGATCTCTCGATATACCCCTTCAGATTTTTTCGTCATTTTAGAGTGTACCTTTAGCCCTGCTTTCGGAACGGCTCTCAGCACACCTTCGGAACAACTCAATGCATCCACCAACCCCTCTACATAAGGTTATCTATATGTGTTACTTAATGCTTTCTTAATGTTTATCTATAGAGATTGTCTTCTTAGTTCATTCCCTCTATCTTTTATTTTAAAGCTATACATAAGGGAGAGGGAGGGAGTTTACTCCCCCCGATTCCTTATGCTTCTCTATCTCAATTTCTTTTTTTTTATATTACTCTCTAAAAAGAAGGTTCTATAGTTTTCTATAGTTTATCTATAGTTCTTCCAACCCCCCTTCTATAGTGGGGGAGTAAAATTATCTACTGTTTCAGGTCTTGAGAGATCTATATCGGATGTCTGTTTGCTCGAAGCTATGTAATGCTTCGGAATCCTCCATAAACCTTCGTAATTCTTCATCTCTCATTTCCTCCTTGTAATCTTCTATAGCTTGACTATTATCTCTAGCCATGCTTTCAGTCCAGTATTGAACTGCCATAGCTAACACATCAACTCTATCATCATGTCTAAGAGAACCACGAGCCTTAGTAAGTCTAGTCATTTGATACAGTAAACTATATACCATTTTGTTATCTTTATATGTGCCTTCAATATCTTTTACAATTTCTTCATAACTAACTATAAGTCTATGTTGATTCATTACAGGTTCTAAAGTATCTATGATCCTTCTTTCTTTTTGTTTATTGTGTTTAACTTCTTCAACACCACATCTATATATTTTGTTTAAGATAGGTTTAAATAACTCAGTAAACATACCATCACCAAAGTTATCCTCAATAATGATTTGGTTAACCTGTTGATCCTGAGCAACCGTAGATAACTTACTGAGAGTCCTTTTGTCATAACCCCCACTCAGACCTTCCCATTTAGTCAGATAGAGGTTGCCATAGAGTTGCTTAACTACTGCATAGGTTGTTTCATCCTTTCCTCTTCCTGATGGATCTATAGCCATCACGGAGGATTCATAAGGCAACCATTGGTCTTCCATTCGCATTGGACTGAAAAGACGATCACCACTAAAACCAATACCAGGTAGATCTGTATGCATATATTGTTTTTGGTTTGTCCAAGTAATACTTTGAGGGGCTTTCTCTTTGTTCAAGCTGAAAGCTATTAGATCCTTTAGTTTCAATGGATACTTATTGGCATCAGATAGGCTTGTATCAAGCATAAACTGTAGTGAGAACTCTGACCTACCCATAGCATTTTCTCTTTCCAGTAAGTCCATCTCATCGAATCTATCGGGATCTGTAGGTTTACCAATGATACTTTCATCAGCATACACTTTGTCAACTATAGACTGTGCTAAACAACCTTCATACTTAGGTATAAGTTCAAGACTTGGATATCTTGCTGTCCATATCTTAATTGTGAAACCACGATCACGAAGTTTGTTATATATACTTTCTTCTGTTTGAGGAGTTCCTAGAAAAGTAATCTTACCGTTAGGCTTTAAGATACTTTCAAACTCCATTATTCTTTTGAAAAGTTTCTCTCTCATGTCTTGTGTATAAGAGTTGTTAGGAACTTCAACATCATCAGCAATTATTTCGTCAGCACGAGAACCTGTCATCTGTCCAAAGATACCTACAGACTTCACACTAGGAGCATGAGATGCCCCTGAAGGTGCTACATCAAAAGCTATATTTGAATCTCTTTGGTGATTTTTAGGTTTCAAATGCTGTAAGATAGACATATCATGGATAAGTCTTTTGGTGAATGTACTGAAGTCATTAGCTCTTGTACTTGAAGCTGATACAACCAAGAACTTTGCCTGTGGATTCTTTAGCAACTTCCAGACCACATAAGCACTAGTTATCCAAGACTTACCTACACCACGGAAAGCTTCAAGAACCTTCCTCCGTGTGCTTTCTTTTCCGTCACTAGTTTCTCCATGCTGTAACCAGTAAGCTATTTCATACTGTATAGGAGTTGGATCAGGAAGTCCTAAATGTTTCCAAACAAGATATAAAAAATTTCTAAAGTCATCTAAAACTGCATTACTAACCATTGTTCATCTTCACCACATTCTCACCTTCAAAAGGAAGTTTCTTACTAATTATATCTAAAGGTTCACCCTTCTTAATACTTATGTCAATACCATTCTCTTTACATAATCTTATTGCATTAGAGATGTCTTGTGGAGAAGCTTCACCACTTTCTATACGCACTAAAAGTTCTTCTGATGTTGCTTCAAGTAGATCTAAAAGTATATCCTCTATGTTAGTTTTCTTTCTGTTTTCCTTATTTATCTTACTCATATGTAACACCTCCAAAAAATAAAAGCCCCAAGGTTTTACCCCTAGGGCTTAATGTATCTATCTGTTTCCTTTGTATTTGTCTATGCCTTTCTCAACACCTCTACTAACTACATAACCACCAATCATTATCTTTAGTAATTCCCACATCTCAGGAGGAATCTCTAAGGTAACACTAGTTCCAAAGAAAGCTCCTGTGTATGGAGCAATTATATAGTTATTAGCTATGATAGCCACAAAGACCAAAGCTGTTATAGGTCGCCAAGTAGCTGTCAACCAATGTTCTGATTCAGCTTCAGCTTTTATAATGTTTCCTTGAGCATTGATTAGTTGAGTTGTTACTGTATTTACAAGTTGATCCATAGCTAACTGTATCTTCATCTTTTCTTCATCACTTGTGTGCATGTTGTTTATCAAACCAGTTACAGGTTCTATAGCACCTTTAATGATGTCTTTAATTCCAAAGCCCATATCTACCTCCTATTCATCTATCCAAAATGCTGGATATCCTCGAACATCCATATGTACACGATTCCTGTAAATACCAATACCATCAAAACCTATTTCCTTAGCTAACTGAGCTAATTCTGTAGGTGTTATGTCTAAGTTATTAGTGGATACATCAACAGCTTTACCATATAGGTGTTGGCTGTTAGAACTTCCACCTACTCTTTTGTTATGCTCAGGGTTTCTATAGCCACTATTGATAATCAAAGGTTTGCCTATACGATCTCTAAGCTTCTGTAAGAGTTCTATAAGTTTATCATCAACTACTACCTGATGACTTCCATCTTTACACTCAAACTCATAAAGCCAAAAATGATCACTAAGTTGAAAGTTATTAATCATTTCTCTTATATCACCTCTTTTATGTACCAAAGGAAGAACCCTAAGCCTGAACCAAGGATGATCCTTAACACCCAATTAAGGGTAGATAAGAGATCATCAATCTTTTTAATTAAGTTTTCTATTTGATTTTCAACCTTAGATCTATGTTGTTCTAAGGAGTCTAATCTCTCACCGTGATTATTTAATCTTTCTGTATGTTCTCCTAGTCTACTATACACAGTATCATGTCTTTCATCACATAGTTCACTAGAGTATTCAATCATAAAACACCACCAATCTTAAATATTTAGTTTTTCTATTAGAACTTCTTTATCTACATCACCTACTACACGATCTAATTCATTTCCGTTGTCAAAAAGAATTACTGTTGGTATAGCTTTAACATCTAATTGATCTACTAAAGCAGGATTATCATCTATGTTTACTTTTGTAACTGTATAACCATCACCATTTAATTCATCTATGTAGTCTAAAACCTTTTTACAAGATGTAGCCCATCCTGTATAAAACAAAGTTAATTCTTTATTCATAAAGTTACTCCTCCTTTTTTTTTAGTTATATCTTATTTAATATACTATCTTTATCTGTTTGAGCTAAGTTAGAATAATCATTGTCTAATATATCTATGGAAGTTCTACCCTCAGAGTCCATCTTTCGTTTAATCACCCGAACAAAAATATTCACCATATAATCTTTCATAATCTCTAAGCACCTCCCATTAGGTCAGCTATTGCTAACTCTAGTTCAGCTATTCGTTCCTCATCAGTAGCTGGAGATGGATTCTCAGTTCTATATTGTTCATAAGTTTTGAGAACATTAACATTTGTTATATTTCCCTCGGTATCATATTCCAATGTATAATCATAAGCATTCATTATAGTATTGGCTAAGGTTGAATCATCATCACATCTTAAGTATATCTGTTCCATAGGTAGCTCTGGTAATTCGGGAAAATTACCTTTTGGATAAAGACTATTCAAGCCTTGATTATCAACCACTTTATCATTAACTTCATTATATATTATCAGCAACTTTTACACCTCCAAATTTATACTTTAATAGCAATCCATTGATATGCAGAATCATCTGTATTACCTGAAAAAGTACTACTATAATCGCCTACCAAAAATCCACTAGAATATACTCTTGCTCCTATATTGGAATTATATCTATTTTGTACGGGATGATTATTACTAAATATAAAAGTTTCGATACCTTCTCCATAAGGTTGCCCAAGATCATTCTGAGCAATAATAACTATATCAGGTACAAAACCTACATTTATAGTTCTATTAGTTCCTCCATTTCCAATATATCTACCACTAGCCCATTGACCACCATTAGGTATCACAGAGCTAATCTTACTTGCACTCCAAAGGGCACTAGTGCCTGTTCCTCCATCATTCTTAGAACCACCTATAGCACTTACAGCATCTCCACTTGTAAAGTAATCGTGTTGTGCTGTTGAACCATGGTCACCATCACCATTAATGGCTGTTTGAATTTCACTATCACTTCTTTGAGTATTGGTATCAGTTGCACTTATAGTTAAGGTATTACTTACATCATCATAACTAGCAGTTACATTAGAACCTCCTTGAACTAAAGCTCCAACAACATCTTGAATTTCTTCATCAGATCTTTGAGTATTGGTATCAGTTGCACTTATAGTTAAGGTATTACTTACATCATCATAACTAGCAGTTACATTAGAACCTCCTTGAATAAATGTTCCAACAACATCTTGAATTTCTTCATCAGATCTTTGAGTATTTGTAAATGAAGAACTTATTGTTAGTGTATTAGCTACATCATCATAATCTATAGACACATTAGCACCAGCTTGAACTAAAGCTCCAATAACATCTTGAATTTCTTCATCAGTTCTTACAGCACCATCAGTATAACTATTAGCATTTGTTTCAGCAGTATTAGCTTTACTTTGAGCACCTGTAGTTGTTTCAAAATCTTCAGAGTGCCAAGTGTTATCATGAACCTGCATACCTTCTACAGAACCTGCTTCAGCTTGAGCTTTCTTAGCCCAATGAAAAGCTGAATACTGACTAGGTTCTACTTCAACATCTTCATTTTCTTCAGCCCATTTTTCAGCTTTATTTTCACTTGCTAAGGCATTAGCTTCTGAAGTACTAGCATTAGCTTCTGAAGTACTCGCATTAGCTTCAGCAGTCTGTGCATTATCTCTAGCAGTTTCAGCTTGGTTCTTAGCAGTAACAGCTCCACTCTCAGCAGTCTGTGCATTATCTCTAGCAGTTTCAGCTTGGTTCTTAGCAGTAACAGCTCCACTCTCAGCAGTCTGTGCTGTAGTAGCACTATTGTTTGCATCTGTAGCACTTAAAGCACTCGCATCAGCACTTGCTTGAGAATCTATAGCGCCTTGGATACTTTTAGTTGCATGATGTTTTGCTGAATACTTTCCAGTTTCAACTTCAACATCTTCATTTTCTTCAGCCCATTTTTCAGCTTTATTTTCACTTGCTAAGGCATTAGCTTCTGAAGTACTTGCATTAGCTTCAGCAGTTTCAGCACCAGCCTCAGCACTCTCAGCATTAGTTTCAGCAGTTTCTGCCCCAGTCTTAGCTATAACAGCAGAATCCTTAGCACTAACAGCTCCAGCTTCAGCAGTTTCAGCACCTGTTCTAGCAGTTTCTGTATCATTCTTATAAATTAAAGCATTAGCTTCTGAAGTACCTGCATTAGTTTCAGCAGTTTCTGCCCCCGTCTTAGCTATAACAGCAGAATCTTTAGCACTAACAGCTCCAGCTTCAGCACTCTCAGCACCTGTTCTAGCAGTTTCTGCATCATTCTTATAAATAAGAGCATTAGCTTCTGAAGTTCCTGCATTAGTTTCAGCAGTTTCAGCACCAGCCTCAGCACTCTCAGCTTCACTCCTAGCAACAACAGCTTGATCCCTAGCATCTTCAGTTGCCTCTAAATAACTCATAGCACTTCTCATATTCATAGCATCATCAGGATCTACAGGATCACCCACATGTGATATTGGTAAACCTTCAGCATTCCAATCATTTGCTGTTCCTCTTCCCATAGTGTTCTCTAAGCCATCATAAGCTTCTTGAACAATATGCATCATCTGCATCGAATCTTCATCAAGAATCTGACTGTCTAATAGTGAAGCATTCTTGAAATCTACTCGTCTATCTAAAGGTGTGTTTCTAGCTAACTGAACTATTGCACCATCTTCAGGAACTACAGATGTTTTTATTTGTGTATCTGTTAGAAAGGTTATTGCAGGATCTTCTACATCATTTATATAAACCTTTATTAAATCTCTATTTAAGTAGGGAAAGGTAATATTAAATACATCATTACTTCCATCACCTATATACTCATCCTTGGCATAAAAAGCCATATATTAATCACTCTCCTTTTATATAAAATAAAAAGCCTAGGACTTCGTTAGAAGCCCCAAGCTTTCTTTAAAATATTCACTAAGTCATCAACAGGTTCTCTTACTCTTGCATCAGGTGTGAATTTGTTTCTGTAATAGAAACCACCTTCTTCTTTTTCCTTTATGTCTTTCTCTCGGTTCTCTCTTAATCTCTTTATAAAGTCAGGATCTTTCAATATGGATGCCTCAGCTTCCTTCATGAATCTATCCCATTCTTTACGAATAACTGTTTCACGGTAATCTGCATTTTTATTTCTTTGGTATACACTACCCCTAACAACATCATTCATTTTTTCTTCTATTTTTACTTCTTCATTTAGATATCTTAAAGCTTCTTGATATTCCTCATCAGTAAGTTCTACAGAAATACCTTTAATAGTTAATCGTTTTTTGAACTTAGGTAGACTAAGATTTAAGTCATAGACTTGTCCACGGATCGGACTATCAGTTTCTTCTGTCATCCTATTTCCCATAAAACTATCATACTTCATAATAGGTTCACCATACATATCTCTTTTCATTCCACCTGTCTTTTTATCTTCATAAGCAGGTTCATATAAAGGATTCAAACCTAAGTATGAATAATCTTCCCAGTTCTTTTTAGCTGTGTAAATAGGTGACATAGAAGCCTTTAGATTCTTAAAGTAGTTCGCAGAGTTCTGTCCTGTGAAAGCTCCTAATGTATCTTGAATCTGTGTTAAAGCTGTCTGCTCAGATAAACCTAACATAACAGCCACCATAGCTCTTCCAACAGCTTCTCCGATCTTCTCTTCAGCATTCTCTTCATATAGTAATTCATCTATTTCTCTATAAAGAGAAGAAGAAACATTCATTAAATGTCCAGTAGATCCAAACTGTGTATAGCTTATACTTTTATCACCAGGTATAACACTTGCAGGTTGTACACCAGCTTGCTCCATTACCTCCCGTTCTTTAGAATCTCTAGCAGGTGGGGTTATTATCCCTTTATGAGCTAGTACTGTAAAAGCTATTAAAGTGCTCCAAGTTACAACAAACTGTGCTTGAGCTCTAGTTTTAGCTCTTTCTCCATTTTCACCTCTTAAGTCTGTAAATGTATCTGTATGAACACCTGATCTTTTATGTATTTTTTCAACCATCTTTAATGGTGTATGTACAATAGGAACTAATATCCTACCTAGTGAATGTTTATTAACTGTATTTTCTATAGTCTTATAAAAAGTATCCTTATCAAAAGGATCTTTCCAAGTCATCTCTTGTGAATGTTCAATAGCCTTAGAATCTACCTGTCTTGCTATAGCTTTAACTTCATCAGAAGCATTAGCAATCACATTGTTAGTTACATTATTAACTATTTGATTATAAGCTTCATCATAGTCCATATCTTCATTAGTCATAAGATCAACAGTAGCTTTTCTAATTGCTCTATCTGCCATCTTAGTCATTCTATATGCTTGAGCTACTTCATTAACTTCTGATATAAAAGCTTTACGATCCTCAAGAGATTTAGTTGTGTTAGTTTCTTCAAGCATACTTAACTGTCCAGCTAATTCTGAGTAATAAGCTTCATATGCAAAAGGTCTATCCGAAGCTTCAATCATAGCAAAACTAGACAATCTCAATAAAGCACCAAGGTTATCTAAAGATTTATGTGCAAAAGCTCCTATTTTTGTATCGTCTGTTATATTAGGAATTAAATCAGATGATATTGATTTTCTAGTTAATTGTTCTTTTGCAAGAGGTGATCCCATTTGTGTTTGTGATAGAATATCTTCAAACTTAGAAGGATCTTTAAACAACATCGACCAAGCTTCAAATGTAGTTACACCTTCAGAAGTACCATTTTCTAATATACTTGCAATTTGTTTTGTTACAGTAATAGGGTTGAATACAGCATTTTTAACTCCAACTACAGTTCCTACAGTTCTTCTGAAAGCTTCTTTATTAGTCATTAGTTTATCTTGCTTTAATGAAGCAACAGAAGGATCATCACCAAGATCTTTTTGTTTTTTTCTTATGTTCATAACAGCTTCTGTATGATTTGTAACAATTTCATTTGTAGTATTTATAAACTGTCCTGATATATTTCTTTTGTAAGTACCAACATGTCTAAATAAATTAGCACTTCTATATTCAACAACAGCTCTCCAAAAGCCTGAGTTTTTAGGGTTTCTAGATTTTTTAGCTATATCAGCTGGTGTCATATCTCCACTTGCATATTCTTTAGCAATCTTAAGTAGCTTTTTGCGACCTCCGTATTCTTCAATGATCTGCTCTAAGTCACCTAAAAGTTCAGGATTCTTAGCAAAATGTTCATCATTAAGATCTTCAATATTAACCATCTCTCCATCTACTTTAATATTACTTGCTACAAATACTTGACCAGCTCTTCTATGTATTGTTGCAAGATCTCCTGTTATACTAGATAAAAGCTCATTCATATTAATAAAACGAATCCAATCTAAAGCTGAAGTTTGTCTTGAACCTTGAGAAAGTTTTTTACCCATCTTCATAAGTTCAGTAGCTGTAGCAACAGAAACCTGTCTTATTATAAATACACTTTCAGGAGCAGTTTCTAAAGCTTTAGCAAGTCTTTTAGCTTCTGACTTAGCAAAACCTACTTGCTCTACAATGTCATCAATTGTATTTCCTTTAAAGAATTCCTCAGCCATAGTCTTAAGATATTCGTGAGATTTAACATTTGTATAGTCTTTATTGTTTTTCATATGTATATCACTCATTATCTTAAAAACATTCAACACCTGTGGATTCCGTAAAATCTTTGTAGTATTAATTATAGTGTCTTGATTAGTAGGTTTATTTAGATTTACTAGATAATTGATTTGTTCTGCCTCTAGTTCACCTTTATATTTAATTAGAAATTCAGAAGTTTCTTCTAAAGATTCCTTCATAACTCTAAGGTCATCTTCAAGATTGATAGTGTCCTGAAGTCCTGCATTCCTACGAGCCTCAGTAACTAATTCAACTTGCTCCCAAAAAGGAACTTCCTTCCAGTTTTCCATTTTTTCTTCATTAATAAGATCATCTAAAATATCATCTTGATTCTCACTTTGTCTGATCATTTCATAAAGTTCTTGAGCTTCTTCAGAAGGTTCATTTTTTAAAGCTTTTAATATTTTATCTTGAAGTTTATTAGTGATTGTTAATTCTGTTTTCTTATCTACACGAATACCACTCTTAGAGTCAGCATTATGAATCTTATTAAATTCCTGTAGTGCCTCTAGAGTTACTTCATCTAATGTATTAGGTTCTGTGTTTCCTACTTCATATCCAAGAGCTTTCAAAGCATCAGATACTACTTGGTTATCACTAAGCTTAATATATTTAGAAGATCTGTTAGGATCAGCTTTCTTTTTAACATTTATTTTTTCTTTAAGAACTACTGAATCTGTGTCAGAATCATAATCAAGACCTTTAAGTTTAGCTAAACTTTTGTGGTATTCTCTTATAGGTTCTCCTGTTTTTTCTTCCCACTCTTCAACTTCTATTTCTCCTGCTTCCATTCTTCTAACAAGTATAGGATCAGCTACAAAACCAGCTACAAGATCATCACCATCTAACTCATATTTTTCATTCATAAGTTTCAGATATTTTATACTTGCTTCTATCTTACCTTTATCAGTAGATATATCATTATCTAATTTTATATTTAATTTTGTTAGATCATTTTTAGCATCCTCAGATAACTCAGGAATACCTAAAGTATTATCTTCTGTTTGTGTGTTTAAAAGTGCGAAGATGTTTATATCTCCAAAGTTACTTTCTACAGCTTGTTTATGTGTGAAGTCTACAATATCTTTTAGTTTATCAAAGTCAACATCTTCAGCTCCAAAGTCCAAGGCATCTGATACCTCTTGTGTGAACTTTGTTAACTCCTCATCATATTTTGCATCAGCTTCTTCTTGTATATCTTTAAGAACTTTTTTAGCAACTTCATTTTCCATATTAGGTTTCTCTGTGATAAAGTTTAAGTTGTTTGATTTAATTGATCCCATCTCTCCTGCACTAGTAGTTGTATAAGATTTAACATCTGCTCCAACCTGAGTAAATAAACCCATAGCCCCTCCAACAAAACCTGCATTCCAATTGTTCTTCCAAAAGGTATCAGGTGACAGCTCAGGAGCAAGACCAAATATATAATCTGTAGCTTGTTGACCTGCTGAAACTGTAAATTCTTCAGCGAAGTTTAAACCATAAGCAC